CTATGAGCAGCATTGGATTGAACGACCAACTGGCAAAAAATCTTTTGTTGCTTTAGCAGAAAATGATCCGTTTACTGACATTCTTGGAAGTAAACCACGTTCACGTTTTGCATTTAATGTGCTTGTGTTAACTGGCGAAGCACAGGGTGTGCAGATCCTTACAGCACCTCCAACACTTGCAAGACTAATTAAAAAGTCTCATGAAGATGAGCGCAAAGGACCTCTGTCAAAAGAGTTCTGGGAAATTTCTCGGATGGGTACAGGGCCTACAACAAACTACACTATGGAGTTTGTTCGTGGTCGTGACCTAGCGGAGGAATGGAAGTTGAATCTCGATGAGGTTCAAGAACTAGTAGCACGGGCTGTTCCGTATACAGCCGAAGTAATTCGAGAGACCCCTCGCTCCGAAATGCTTAAGATTGCTCGTTCCTTGGTTTAACCAAGATTCCAATGTGGCGGAGCCTGTTTATTTCCGTTTTCAGGCTCCTCCACCTAACTTATTAATGAGGGAAAACAATGAACATTATTACAAATAAAAAACAACTACAAGATTTAGTTAAGTATTACTCCTCAGTAAGTGCATTTGCATTTGATGTGGAAACAGTTGGAGAAAATAGAATTCAACCCGTAGTAAACGATGTGTTGTGGATCTCTTTAGCGACAGAAGGAAGAACAGATGTAATTCCTATGGGTCATCCTAATGGGGAATTTTTACGTTGGGATAAAGAACTTTTGTTAAGTGGTCAACGCAAGGCAGTTGCTGGTAAACCTCTAACAGATGCCGATTATTCTAAAAATCAAGCAAAATGGAAACCAGTATTTGATTTACCACCAGAACAGTTACTACCTGGAGAAGTATTTCAAGCATTAAAACCATTATTTTTTAGTGACAAATTAAAAATAGGACATAACATTAAGTTTGATTTAAAATCAATTGCTAAATATTATCGTGGAGTAGTTCCTTCAAAACCATTTTTTGATACTTTAATGGCAGCATTTATTATTGACAATCGAAACAGAACAGCCTTAAATCTTGCTGCTTGTGCCGAAAGAGAGTTAAGTTTAAAAGTAGAAAAGGGTGTAGGAGCAGAAGTTGAGGTTCACGCTTTCTCTGTCGTGGCTAAGTACGCAGGAATAGATGCAGAAGTAACTTGGAATTTATATAAAACTTTTTTTCCAAAATTACAAAATGGATTAAAAGATGTATGGGATTTAGAAATGGGATTAATTCCAGCATTGTGTGATATGGAACTAACTGGTGCAACAATTGATGTTGAAGAACTTACTTCTTTAAAAGCAAGTCTTGAAAAAGATATCGACTTAGCAAAGGCTAAGGCTTGGAAATTAACTGGAAAACCTTTTGCCATGAATTCAGTAAAAGAAAAACAAGAATTGTTATTCTCTCCTAAACCAGAAGGTCGTGGAATTAAACCAAACTTACGTGTAAGAGTAGCCCTTACCGCAAGAGGACAAGCCGTTGCAGCAACTGATGAAAGTAATTTAACTATTTATCACTACTCTGTTTCCTCGGATGCTCTTGAATTTTATAGGTCTAAAGATGAGTTGGTGGATGCAATTCTTGAGTATCAAGATTTAAATAAATTAATGACAACTTATGTTATGCCATATTTAGGTGGTGAAGTTACAAGAACTACAATGGGTAAAGAAAAAGTTTTTGATAAAAAGAGTCTATTAATTAATGGCAGAGTTCACACCAACTTTAAAGCCCACGGAGCAGAAACTGGTAGATTTTCCAGCAGCGATCCTAACTTACAAAACATACCTAGTTCAGGAGAGTATGGAAAGTTAATTAGGAATCTATTTGTCGCACCTCCTGGGTACAAATTAATAGTTGCTGATTACTCTCAAATTGAACCTAGAATCATTGCTTCGTTTTCTAAAGATCCAATTATGGTAAAAAATTATTTAGATGGAGAAGACATATACACAACTATTGGCAACACAATGGGGGTAGATCGTAAAGCAGGAAAGATTCTTGTTCTTTCTATTGCTTATGGTGTTGGCCCAGACAAAATTGCAGCAAGTATTGGCTGTACAGTTACCGATGCAAAAAGTTTATTAAATAGATTTACAGAAAAATTTAATGATATTTCAAAATATAAAGCCCGAATTATTAGACAAGCCTTGGCAAAAAGTCCAGTTCCTTATGTTCCTACTGTATATGGGCGCAGAAGATACTTACCAGATTTAAAAAGTAAAGAGGTCGGATTAAGAGCAAGGGCTGAAAGACAAGCCTTTAACACAGTAATTCAAGGATCTGCAGCAGACTTAATGAAGTTAGCAATTATTAGAGCCCACTCTTGTTTAGTAACAGAACCTGATGCTAATGTAATTTTGACTGTGCATGATGAACTTGTTACAGTTGCTCGTGAAGATCTAGCAGAATCGGTTGCCGAAGCCGTTAGAGAATCAATGGAAGGCGTACACATCCCAGCAATTATTGTTCCATTAATTGCAGATGTAAAAATAGTAGATAAATGGGGAGAAGCAAAATGAAGTTGATTCAAAAAAAAGAACCAATAATTTCATTTATTTCTATGGTTCCACATTTAGACAGCATAGAAGAAACTACTCCAAAATTATCTAAAAATTATGTTCCTGATTGGTGGAAAAAAACTCCGTTAGTTTCATTTAATCATTCTTTTCAAAAAGAAAGTTTGGGTAATGTAAAAAACTGCCCATCTTTTCCAGATTTTTTTTCCCAAGGATTTACTATCCCCATGTGGGCTGATACCATTCTTTTTTATGATGATGAAACTAAAGAATTTAGATGGAAAACTGCAAACACAGATTTTACATGGGACATTCATCATTCTAATCAATTTTTAGATTATGTATCAACAGATATAGATAAGTCAAAAGGAACCTTTGTTTTTAAAGCCGTATGTCCTTGGCGAATTGTTACACAACCAGGATATTCAGTTTTACAACTTCCAATGTTTTATCATTTTAACCACAATTACTCTGTGCTTCCAGGTGTTATTGATACTGATATTCATCACGAAATTAACCAACAAGTAATGATTTTTTCTAGTAAAAAAGAAATATTTATTAAACGAGGAGAGCCTTTTGTTACATACATTCCTTTTAAAAGAACCAATTTTACATATGCTATTAGGTCTGCAACTACTAAAGATAAAGAACAACAAAACAAAGTAGATTATTTTATGAGAACAAAATTTCCTGGTACTAAACAATACAGTGCAAAACGAAGAATAAGGGATAAAAAATATGAGTAATTCTGATTGGTGGGCTAAACAACTTGGAACACAACCACAGGTTGTACAACCACGAACTGAAAACGTTCCAATGCCACCCTCACAACAACCTATGACTCCTTACACCCCCCCACAACCTCAAATAAATTCGACTACCTCTAAAGCACAAAGTGCATCGCAAACACGATTGTGTCCTGACTGTGGTTCTAATAATTATATGGCCGTTGCTAACGCAGCACCTCGGTGCTATGACTGTGGTTATCCCCTCTCACAATCTGGAAGTAAATTTGGTTCTTTAACTGGAGCAAAAGTTGAAGGAAACATTAAGTCTTCTTTAGGTAACGACAAACAGAATAACTACAATCCACAACAAATTATTGGAAGGATTGACTAATGAACGATGAAGCCAAAAAAATTGTTGCTCAATTAAATAAAAAGTTTGGTAATAATGTTGTAGTAATTGCTTCCGATATTCGTAGTGATTTAGTTCCTAGAATTACGTCTGGTTCAACTACCTTAGACTATGTTCTTGGAGGAGGATTTCCAGGAAATCAATGGAACGAATTAATAGGAGAACCATCTCACGGAAAAACAGCAGTTGCTTTAAAAACTATTGCAGCAAATCAAAGGCTAAATCCAGAACATACAACAGTATGGGTAGCCGCAGAACAATGGGTTCCTGACTATGCAGAAATGTGTGGGGTAGATACTTCTAGAGTAATTGTTATTGAAACAAATATTATGGAAGAGGCATATCAGGCTGTAATTGAATTTGCTGAATCAAAATCAGTA